AATAAAAAATGATTATACGTTTTCTGCCTCTTTTTGTTGTTTTATTGCGATTTTTTTATTTAATATTTTTGTCCAAAGTCTAAAAAATTAGGTACATTGCTTTATTTTTGCTAGTTTTCCACAAAAACGGAAATTGCTTTATTTTATTAATTAACTTTTTTATCTTTGTCTTAAATTTAATCCAGCCGCCAAACAATGGACTTAAAACATGAGCATTTTTGCATTGCCTACATAGCAAATAAGGGCAATGGAACAGCCGCATACCAAATTGCATACCCCGAATGTAGCTATGGAGCTGCACGTGTAGGGGCTAATCGTGTGCTAAAACTACCAGAAATTCAAGAATATATTGCCAACAAAAGAGCTTCTCTTTTGCAAGAATTCAATATCACAATAGAATCACAATTAAGAGACTTAGAGTTAGTTAAAGAACAATATAAAAAATTAATAGCTCTTTCGTTAAAACAACAATTAACCAAAGAAGAACGATTCCAAATGGAATTTCTGTTTGGCTTATTAAAATCGCCAAATTACATTGCTGCTATTGCCGAACAAAACAAAATATTAGGCTTTCACATTAATAAAGAAATTGATACAGAAAATCAAAGTTCTGTTCAGTTGTACTTACCTAATAACGAACGTGAAGTGTTTGACGATGCCGAAATTTTAGAAACAAATGAATAACACTAAAGTCATAAGACCGCAAGAAGGCTTTCAAGAAAAGTTCCTTGCTAGCCCTGCCGACATCGTGATTGGTGGTGGTGCGGCTGGTGCTGGAAAGTCGTTTGTTGCACTTATGGAAGGGCTTAGAAATATTTACAACCCCGAATTTAGAGCCGTTTACTTTAGGCGTACCTATCCTGAAATAGCAGCACCGGGCGGACTGATTGACGAAAGCCGTAAATTTTACCCACAATTTGGTGCAAAGTTGCACGATGGTAGAGGCGTTTGGCAATTTCATAGCGGTGCTAGCATAAAGTTTTCGCACTTACAATACGAAAAAGATATTTATCGTTGGCAAGGCTCGCAAATACCTTTGATAGTGTTTGATGAGCTTACACACTTTACTAAAAAGATGTTTTTCTACATGCTTTCTCGAAACAGAAGCACATCAGGAATAAGACCGTATATCCGCGCTACTTGCAACCCCGATGCTGAAAGTTTCGTGGCTGATATGATTAAGTGGTGGATTGGCGACGATGGTTATATTATCAAAGAGCGTTCGGGCATAATTCGCTACTTCATTATGGATTCAGATGAGTACGTTTGGGGTGCTACCAAAGATGAAATTATTGATAAAAACCCACATATTTTTAATGAAATACCAACCAAAAAAGAAAAATACGCACAAATAAAATCATTAACATTTATCGAAGGGAGTATTTACGGAAATAAGGAATTGCTAAAAAAAGACCCGGGCTATCTAGGCAACTTGCGAGCTTTGCCCGAAGCTGAGCAGTTAGCACTCTTAAAAGGCAATTGGAAAGTTTCGTTTGGCAAAGAAAACCTTATCAATCCTACAAAATTCAACGACGTATTTACAAATCGTTTTGTGCAAACTGGTAATATGTACATAACTGCCGATGTAGCCTTGCAAGGTTCAGATACAATGGTTATAGGCGTTTGGAATGGTTTCAGATTAGAAGATATTTATTTCTCTGAAAAAACAGATGGCAAAGTTATTCAAGAGAAAATATACGAACTTGCTTATTTCTACAAAGTACCTGAAAGTAACATTGCTTTCGATGCCGATGGCGTTGGCGGCTACTTAGATGGTTACTTGCCCAACGCAAAACCTTTCCACAATGGTAGTTCACCGCTCGGCTTAGTCGAAGGCACAGATGGACGTTGGCAAAAACCGAACTACAATCATCTAAAATCGCAATGCTATTTCGCACTTGCCGACAGGATTAATCGCGGCGGGCTTTATATTAGCGAAAATGTAGCAAATATGAAACGAAACAATGTTTCGCTATCTGAAATATTCAAAAGTCAAATTAAGGCTATTAAGAAAGAGAAATCGGACGATGGTAAACTAAAAGTAATTTCAAAAGAACAAATGAAAAACATTTTGCGTGGAGAGTCGCCCGATTATTTAGATATGCTAATGATGCGTGAAGTTTTTGAATTATTGCCAAACTATAACGTTTATTAAAACCCTTTTTTTATGATAAACTATTTAGAAAAATTATTAATGTTAAGACCTAACATTCAAATAATTGAATTACAAGAAGTGAAAGGTCAAACACTCGAAACGAAAGCAAGAAACTTGCTCATCAAAACACGTTTTGAGGAATTGAAACAAAACAATTCGATTATAAATACTATCAATTTAATCGCGAATGAATTTTACATTTCGTACAGTCGTGCGGTTAAAATAATCTACGACTATAAATAACATTTATAGTACCTTCCGCAAAAACGGCAATAAATTACACCTATTTTAATAGTATTCATTCGTATTTTTGTAAAAAAAAGTAACGAATGAACTTCTTTTCTAACATATTTTCTAAAAAAAGTAACTCAATTAGTCTTCAAAATAGATTAATGGAAAGTTTATTTCAGTACACAAACAAAGGTGCTGTTTATAACTATTCAGGTAATCTGAAAGACAACGTAAGGCATTACCAAGAAAACGATGCCTTATATAGTGTTATTAATTTGATTATTAGAAATATTCAATCCGTTGAATGGAAGCTTTACGAAATTAAAAACAAAAAAGCGTTCGATGGCTTTAAAGCTACTCAAAACCAACCAATAAGCATAAAATCAACGCTGTTTCACAAAAACGCTTTCAACGAAATTGAATCGCACCCAATCATTTCAAACTTTTTTGAAACACCAAACAAACGTCAAGGCTTCTCTGAATTTATAGAGGAATTTTTTGGCTTCAAATTACTTACAGGAAACGGCTACATAAACGGAATAAGGCAACCTTTTGGCGAAAAAAAAGACTTATTCCAAGAGTTCTTTGTAATGCCTTCGCATTTGGTTGAAATCATAACAGGTGGTTGGCAAGACCCAGTAAAATCGTATCGCTTAGAGTTTCTTTGGAACGAAAAGTTTGAAATCCCTGCCGACGAAGTTTTACACTCTCGAAACTGGAATCCAAATTATGTAGGTGGCGAATGGCTTTATGGTTTGTCGCCTGCTAAGTCGGTAAACAAACCGCTAAATGCCATTGACGAAGGCAATAATGCCAACGTCAAATCATTCCAAAACATGGGAGCGGTTGGTGTTTTAAGTACCGATAATTTTAAAACAGATGAGCTTTTTGGCGAAGCTCTTGTAAAAAAATATTATGAAAAGTTTGGAGGTACTGACAATGCTGGGAAAGTAATGTTTTCGCCTATTCCATTAAAATACTTAGACATGGCAAAAAGCCCTGTGGACATGGATATTTTGGCTTCAAACAAAGATGCTTTAAGAAGTGTGTGCAATGCTTGGGGTTTACAAAGCCAACTTTTAAATGACCCTGACAATAAGACTTATAACAATCAAAAAGACGCTAGAAAAGCATTATTCACAGATGTAGTAATGCCTTTACTCAATAATTTCAGCAAAGAATTAAATCGTTGGTTAATTAAAAACTACAACGATAAAGGCAAAACAAAGCTTTACGCTGCACCAAACTGGCGTGAACACCCTGTTTTGCAAGATGAGTTTGAGAGTTTAACCACCTCTTTAAAAGATGCTTGGTGGCTTACTCCAAACGAAAAACGCATTATGCAAGGCTTAGGCGAGTTAGATTTACCGAATATGAATAATATTTTGATTCCTAACAACCTAGCTAAAATAGAAGAAATTAAAAATAATAATACATTCAATCATGCCTGATATATACAAAGTTAAATCGCATTTTGAAATAAAAGACCTTGACGAAAAGCAAGGCATTGTTACTGGATATGCTTCTATATTTAATAATATAGATAGCGATAACGAAATGATTGTGCCTGGTGCTTTTCTAAAAACCATTCAAGAGAGAGGTCCTGTAAGTGCAAAGCCTAGAATTAAACATCTTTGGCAGCATGACACTTGGCAGCCTATTGCACTACCAATAAGTTTAAGAGAAGATGCGAGAGGTCTTTATTTTGAGAGTAAATTTGGTTCTGACCAATTTAGCCGCGATAAATTTTTACAGCACGTTGATGGTATCATTACCGAGCTATCAATTGGTTACAATATTATAAAAGAAGAAAGAGCAAAACGAAGTAACACAGACGAAACTTGGTATTGTAAACTAACTGAATTGATGCTTTGGGAATATTCTTCTGTTACGTGGGGTTCAAACTCTTTGACTGAAATTATTTCGGCAAAAGGCATTACAATCGAATCGAAAATAGAAAAACTAAACAACCGCATGAATGCCCTTGCAAAAGGGCTGAAAAACGGTGCTTACACAGATGAAATGTTATATTCATTTGAAATTGAAATCAAACAGATACAAGAAGCTTTTAACACAATGATTTTGAAGCCGGAAACAAAGCCCACTTCAATAGAGCCGGAAGTAAAAACCACTCAACTTGATTATGACTTCTTAATCTCAAATTTATAATCTTTAAATATTTTTTTATGCAAACAAGTAGAATGATAATGTCAGCCCTGTTTTGGGCACTTATAGGTTCTCTTTTGGCTGGTGTCATTGGAGTTAATCCTATTATCGGAGCTATTGCGCTCCAAGTAATGAATCTTGTACCGATGCCAGTTGGCGTATTAGGCGACAATGTACCAACAAACGGTACACAAACAAAAGAAGCCGAATTGCTTGAAAAGATAGGGCGAAAAACAAACGACTTAATTACAGCCGCAACTAAAGGGTTTTTAACTCAAGAAATGTTTGATGCTAAAATTAAGGCGTTGCAAGAAGCTATGGATAAAATCAATCCCGAAGGCAAATTGCACGATGTTAAAGAAGCACTTCAAAAACAGCTTGACGAAATTGGACTTGCCGTTGAAAAAATCAAAAATTCAACCCAAGCTCCAAAGAAAGTGAAAAGCCTTGAAAATTTCGTTAAAGATGCTTTTGCTTCTGAAAACTTCATAAAATACGTAAAAGGCGAAGTTGCTGCTTTTTCACAAAAAGCTGACATGACATTGACCGAAGTTTATGCTACTGGTACTTACATGCCTGAGCAAAGACCTGACGTATTGCCATTACCACGTAAACTACACGTTAGAGATGTTATTGCAAAAGGCACTTCCGATGAATCGTATATCAAATTTAATAAAGTTGTTTCGGTAAATGCTGCGGGTGCTGCCGTTGGATTAGATACTGCTTCGCCTCAATCTGATTTCAAACTTTCGCCTGCAACTGTTGATGCTAAAAGAATTGCAACTCATTTAGTAGTAGATAAAAATACACTAAGAGGAAACCAATCACGTGTACTTTCTATGATTAAAAATCTTATTCCAGAACAACTTCGTGATAAAGAAGATTACCAAATCATTAAAGGTACTGGTGTAGCTGAAAACGTATCAGGAGTAATGACTAACGCATCAGCATTTACTACTGTGGTGGCTTCGGGTCATGCAATGTACCACAAATTTGAAACTCCAAATAAAGCCGATGTTTTGAAAGTTGCAACAACTATTCTTCGCAATGCCGGTATTTCTGCAACTGCAATCTTCTTAAATCCTTTCGAGGCTTTATTGATTGAAACAATGAAAGATACTACTAAAAACTATTTAAAAGACATCATTATCAGAAGAAATGAGCAAGGTATTTTGATGGTTGGTGGTATTCCGGTTGTAGAACTTCCAGACATGGCAAGCGATGAGTTTTTGGTTGGCGACTTCCAACGTTCGCTCGAATTAGCAGACTACGAAAGTTTGAATATGCGCATTTTTGACCAAAACGGCACTGATGCAATTCAAAATCAAGTAACCATTGCATTCGAGATGCAAATTTTGTTACCAATTTATAGAGATATTGCCTTCTTAAAAGGTTTGTTCTCTACTGCTTTGACTGCAATTACTAAAGTATAATTTCTCTTCATTTTCTATTTTTCGTTTAGTTTTTTTTGTGTGGGCTACATTTAGTTGTAGCTATTTTAACAAATACTAAAAACATGAAATTAATAACAATAAAAAGACATGCCTTTGATGGCAAAATTCGTGAAGAGGGAGATATTTACGAAACAACTGAGCAAATAGGCTCTGAACTGGTACGAATGCAATTGGTTGAGGAAACTACCGAAGAAGCCGAACCTGCAAAGGAAGACGCTCCGAAAGTAAAAAAAGTAATAATCAAAAATAATACATAACATGGATTTAATAAAACAAACTGGTGCACTAGCCATTGAGCAAATTCCAACTTCGGCTGAAGTATTGGATTTGTCATTTCCACGCGTTGTGGTTTTGTGGTTGCCAGAAACAACCATTACTGCCGTTGGTGATATTCCAACTCCAGCCGAATTGCAAACTGCCATCGACAACGGACTAGCGGTTACGACTGGTAGAATGACAAACGGCACAAAATCAGCGGGAGAAACTCAGCAAGAAGATGCAGCCGCAACCGAAGATGGCTTGCCAACTGTTTACCAAGAATTTGAAACGATTGGTGGAAATTTGAAAATGCTTAACAACGATGTTTTGTTGATGTGGGCAAAAAACAATTTCAATAACCGTGTGCGTTTTGGCTTCGTTGATGACAACGGACATTGGAACGGTGGCAAAGAAGGCTTTCATGGTAGTTTCTATACAAAGAACTACGAACATGGCGGTTACGGCTCTGGTCGTGCATTCGTGCCATTCACAATGAAGTGGGAACGCGACCCTTTGAAATTTGTTGAAATTTCAGAACCCGATGCAGCTTATTTGGAATTAACCAACTTTAGTCCGGCAAAAGCTTTATTGCAAATTAATGCCATGGCAGTTGCCAACGATGCAGCTACATTGACTATTCAAATGATTAAGCAAGCCGGAGCGGTTGATGTTATCACTGCCAAACTTCCCAAATACAAATTAGGCGTAGTGGCAGCCGCAGGTGTAGCAACCGTAGCAATATTGCAAACTATTATTGATACTGCAAATTTAGCATAAAAACATGGTAGATTTTGAGCAAATATACACGGCAGGCGTGTCTTTGGTTGGTTTTAAAGAAGAAAACGAAATACTTCTAACAGACCAACAAAAGACATCTACATCGGGCTTTTATGTAAATACCTTGCCCGGTGTGGACTTGCTTTCTGTGAAAAAAACCTTAGTTGTTAAGCAAGACGTAACAACCGAGACCGTTTCAGAATATTTGCAGAGAATTTACAATCAGGAACTACATGCGGTGATTTTTGCTTTCATCAATCAGAAACACAATGCAATACGTGCAAAGGGAATTTACAAAGAAGACCCTTTAATTATCACACCACTTTTTACAGACAATATGCTTGCTTTTGCCGAATCATTTCAGCACCAGTTAGCAATTAGAATTTTGTCAGATGCTTTTAATTCTAAGGAATTTAATGCAATAACAGAATTGCAACGTAACAATTGGCGAAATAATGCACAGTATTTAAGTCATAAGCTAAAAGGCTATGATTTTCAATACAATGAGAGCAAAGCACACATGAAAGGCTTGTTAGAAATTGCAGCCGAATATTTTGAAGGTATGCACGAAACTTGTTTTCCGACTATTCAATTCTTTTTTTGAAATGATTGATTTAAAGAAATTTATATCAAAACTTAAAAATCTAAAAGCCTTTTCTCAGAAAGAGGCTTTTACGATTTTAAGTGAAGAATTGAAGCCAGTTATTGAAGATATGAATGCCGAACAGCTAAATAACGGAATGAGGGCAGATGGAAAAATTTTACCCGATTATTCAGAAGCTTCTGTTCAAATTTATGGAAAACCAAACGGACCAATTAAGCTGTTAGATTCGGGCAAATTTCATTCAAGTATAACGGCAATCATTGAACCCAACGAAATTAAAATTACTTCAACGGATAGTAAATTCAGTGAACCACCAGCCAATTTAGAGTTTCATTATGGCTCTGAAATTTTGGGACTAACTGAAAGGAACATTGAAGAATTAAGGGACGGCTATTTAATTCCACATTTAATTGAAAAAATAGAAAAATATTTTGAGAAATGAAAAAACTAAAAATTAATCCAGAGTTGGAAATAACGGTTTGCGAAGGAATAAGTGATATTTCATATTCCAGAGCAGTGAAATTCAAACAATACATTTCACAATTGATGTTTGATATAACGCTTCCTTTATTTCAGCAGGCTTTTGCTAATTACAAAAAAGCCGCAGACCGTGGGCAGCATTCAAACGGCTTACTTATTTGGCAAAACTTTGAAAGTGCAATTAAACTTAAAGAGCCAAACGTTGATGCGCTAGGCATTTGTTTTTCTTTGATAATTAAGGAAAATGAAAAAGATGTTTCAACCGATGACAATTATCACAAAGATAGAATTGAACGACTATCAAAAGCAGGCTTGTCTTATGAAATGGTAGAGGAAGAAGTAGAGGCTTTTATGCAAGCCTTTCCAGCGATTTACTCTTACTTCAGCGAGTGGAAAGGCAATCTAGCAAAAGAGATAGCATCAATAAAGAAATTATCAATTTAACAATCGCCCTTAACGAAGCTTTATTTTGTCAAGATGACAAGGAAATTTTAAAGTTAAGTGCCGAAATTGAAGTAAGAGAGTTCCAATTAAATGCCGATGAATTTCAGCCGTTTTGGAACGAAGAAAAAAACAAATTTGATACGTACGCAAATTTTGTTCAAGACATGCAAAATGAATTTGAGCAAAATCTATTTGATATAAAGGAACTAACAGGCGAAGGCAATTACAAAGAAGTAGAACAATGGACTTGGCTCGAAGTTATTGACTACTCAAAACGCAAAGCCGCACAAATACAAAAGCGAAATGCCAAACGACATAAGGATTAACATATTAGGCGATGTAACGTTAGAAAAAAACGTTTTGCAAGCCGTTGAAATTCACGAAAACATTAAATCGACCTTTGAAGTTTGGAAACAAATGTCGAAAACGAATCCTTTTGTCGATACCGAAAACACTAAAAACGCTTTAACCGAACAAACAAAACAATTAAAAGAAATTGAGCAGGCTATCAAAAAACAAATTATAGCTGAGCAAGCTCTCGAAAGAGTACAGAAAGAAGCCAACAAAGAGCTTTTAGAGAAAATAAAAATAGCCAAAGCAATTGAAAAAGCCCAAGAAGAAGCCAACAAAGCGCAAGACGATGCCAACAAATTGGCAAAAGAAAACGTGAGCGAGCTTCAAAAATTAGCCGCTGAAATAGAAGCGGTTAAGAAGGCAAATCAAGCTCTTAGTAAAGGAAATAAACAAACTTCGCAAGAGTTCATTGATAACAAAATGAAACTCAAAGAGCTAAATGAAGAATACCGAACTGCCGAAAAGTTAATTAATTTAAAAACTATAGCAGACAAAGAAGCCGAAGGTTCTAACCAAAAGTTAAAAGCTTCTGTTTCTCTATTAACTCACGAATACAATAAACTTTCCGATTCGGAAAGAGAAAACACCGAAAAAGGTAAGAAATTAACCCGCGAACTTGCCATGCAGGTTTATCAGTTAAAGAAAAACGAAGAAGCCGTTGGCGACCATAGGCGTTCGGTTGGCGACTATCAAAAAGCGTTAGGTAATGCTCAAACTCATTTGGCTTTTTTACTAAAAACCGAAAAAGATGTATCAAAAACAGTTGATAAAAACAGCGACGAATACAAACAACTTCGCCAAGAAATAAAACAAACCACCGACGAAGTACGCAAATACAATTCCGAAATAATTAAATCATCTGCCAAAGATGCAATTAGCTCAAAGGTAGGTTTTGACTTAGGCGGAATGGACGGAATTGCCGGAAAATTAGCTATTGGTGGGGCTGCCGTGGGGGCTGCCGTTGCGGCTGGTAAAGCCTTATACGATGCTTCGGTTGAAACAAACAAAATACAACAAAAGGTATTAAATCTTTTCGATTTACAAGGAGAAGCCCTAGATAATGTTACTGTTAAGGTTAAAACACTTTCAGAAGTATATGAAAAAGACTACGATGAAGTAATTAAAGCCGCCAATACAGTTTCTAAAGAATTTGGGATCTCGGCATCTGACGCTTTAATCCATATTGAAGAAGGTTTTGCAAAAGGTTCTGATGCAAGCGGTGAGTTTTTGGATATGCTAAGAGAATATCCGGCACAATTTAAGGCTGCAGGGATTGATGCGGATTTAATGTTTTCGATAATAAATAAATCCGCAACTGAAGGTATTTATTCCGATAAAGGGGCAGATGCTATCAAAGAAGGAATGTTAAGGCTTCGTGAAATGACTCCTGCCACCCAAGATGCATTGAAAGCAATAGGCTTTACGAGTGAAGAGGTACACGATGCTTTGAAAAATGGCACTTTAGCTACTTGGGACGGAATGAAAAAAGTGTCCTCAAAACTTTCAGAACTGAAAGAAAACAGCCCAAAAGTTGGGCAAGCTTTGGCAGATATATTCGGAGGTGCTGGTGAGGATGCTGGGTATGGTTTCATTACAATGCTCAAAGACGTAGATAAAAATCTTGATAATACAAAAGAAACTACAACAAAATTAACAAAATCCCAAATTGAATTAACAGAAGCATGGAATAGAGTAGTTATTAATGCGAGTTCTGATGGTGGTTATTTGAATACAGGATTAACAGCTATGCTAAGTATCGCATCTAAAACACTAGATGTTATATCTACAGGTAGTTTTATAGCTGCTGATCTTCTTGAAACTGCAAGAGAAGTAGAGGCAATAAACAAGCGAATTGCTAAGCAAAAAGGACAGGTTGATAGAACTATAGAAGAAGAAAAGTCAAGCAAAGAAAATGCTTCTAATGTGAAAAATGAAGGTGGCGGTGGTTCTCAAGCAAATAAAGAAATAATAAAAGAAAATAAAGAAGTAACAGAATCAGAAAATAAAGAACAGGAAAAACGTCTTGCTAATCAAAAAGAGTTCTACAAAAAGCAACTTGACGCTGCAATTCTTTACGAAAGAATGCGCATTGAAAACATGGAAGAAGGTTTTGACAAAGAGAGAGATACTGAAAATTTAAGATACAAAGAAGCTTTAAGGTCTTACGATGAAAGATTTAAAGGCACTAAAGATTATTTCAAAATAGTAGAAGAAGAAACAGAAAAACACCTCAAAAATTTAGAAAATATTTATTCGGGTGTAAAATCGAATACCGGTTCTATGGGTATTGATACACCTACAAGTGCCTCTGAAGCTGCCGAAGTTGCAAAGAATATTAATTTAAAATTAAATGTACAAACTACAACTAATAGTCAAGAAGGTTTTGATTTGGCTGAATTATTAGGTGTAACCGACGACCAATTAAGCTTTGTAGAAGACCAACTCAGATACGCTTATAGTGCTGTTATGGACTTTATGAGTAGCCTAGCCGATGCTCGAATAGCTGACTTAGAAGACCAGATTGCAATAACCGACGATAAAATAGAAAATACCGAGCGCGAGCTTGACAAAGAGCGCGAAGCTCGCGATAAGGGCTATGCCAACAACTTTGCACTACGTCAAAAAGAATTAGCCGACTTGCAAAAGCAAAAAGCTGAGGAAGAAAAAGAACTTGATAAAGCTCAAAAAGCAAAATCACGAATAGCCAAATTAGAAGCGATTGTTTCAGCCGCCGCCACTTCCTCAAATATAATTTTAACAGGCACCGAGCTTATGAAAGCTCATGCCGGAATACCATTTGTTGGCGTAGGTATAGCTGCCGGACTTATAGCTACTATGTTAGGCATGATTGCCAAACTTCGCGCATCGTCGCGCGGCTATTTTGATGGAATTGAATTTGTGCCACTCGGGAACAACCCAAAGGGTCGCGATACAATTCCCGCTAATTTGCACGAAGGCGAGCGCATTGTGCCAACTTCGATAAATGCAAAGCTAAAAGGTGTTAAAAATTCCGATTTGCCATTGATTTTGCGACAATCGGAACTTTGGCGGTTGCGACAAAATGTGAGCTACAATTTTGGGCAGCACGAACTAAATGCGCACAATAATTCATTTCCGTTTGAATATGAATATTTGCGAAAACAAAACGAATTATTAGCTCAAAACAATAAGCAACTTCAAAAACTTGTTGCCAACTCTCGAAATAGAACCGAAAGAGTATCAACGCCTATCGGTTATGTCGAATTTACGTATGCCGATGGCGTATTAACAGAGAAAAAGGAGGTTACGGTAAAATGATAGAATTCTTCATTACATACAACGCCGCAACGCGACAGGTATATCCTTTGTTTTCAGACCTTGCTATTGAATATAGCACCGCAAAAAGCTATTTGCTTTCAGAAAAGCAACTAGCCAATACCCTTACGTTTACCAACGAAGTAGGCGACTACGATTATTTGATGAATATTATAAAAACAAATCAAGTTACAATTTTCATCAAAAAAGACAATGTCGAAGTATTTCGCAGCACATTTTCAATTCTTAGTTGTAACGTAAATGAGGTAGCACAAACCATCGAAGCTAAAATTGATGTAATAGGGTCTGTACCTAGCTTTGAAAAATCGAGTATTATTCAATACAATATACTCAAAACTACACCAAAGCACGTCATGAAAATTAAGGAAAAAACAGAAATGTTTTTTGAACTTGCCTTGTTTAATCTAGGCATAGAACCAGACGTTGCTGAAGAATTGGAAATTGTAATTACTTACGATATAGCACCCGGTACGCAAGTTTGGATACTTGCCGTTGAACTTTCGGCAGTCAATATTGGTGCTTATTGGCAATGGTCTAATCATTTCGATTGCTACTATAGGTCGTGGACTAATAACAATGAAAGACTTGCAAATTATATAGTAAAATATAGTACTCAAATAGTCGATGGCGACCATGTTTTGATTGGTAACATGAGCGGTTTTTATTTCTATTACCAACTTAGTGAACTTGTTTTAGAAGAAACCGAAACACTTTTCGACAATCAAATCATGCTCAAAGATGTTTTGCAGTTTTTATTCAATAAATTCAGCGCATTACCTTTGGTTTCAAGCCTATTTTTCAACCACAATAACGAAAACGGAGTAGCAATAGGCAATTATATAGACCAAACCACCGATTTAAGTAAGCTTTCTATTAGTCAAATTACTGATATAAAACGGTATTATGCCTATTCAAATGCTTTTATTATGAACATTTCGCTCAAAGAACTGTTAGACGATTTGAATGGTATGTTTGGAGAGTTGAAAGTGTTTATCGACAAAAATAATGTACTACGAATAGAGCATATAGCCTATTTCAGTACCCAAAGTATAGATTTAACCAATATTGAATTTCTGAACGAATTCAAAAATTGGAATGTCGATAATAACACGAAACAATTTAGAGAAAATTACACATTTGTAGCCTACCAACGCCAAGAAAACAAGGCTATAGTAGAAAATACCAGTTATTTTAATTTAACCGAAATAAAAGAATTTTCAACTAAATTTCTAGTGTCAGATATTCCCGGTGTTATATCGGAAACAGATATATTTTCAGATGATTTGATTACTATAGGCTTACTAAATGCCAATAATGAGTTAATAAAAAGCGGTGGAACATTCAATTCGTATTTAGATTTTCCTAATCTAATTACTAAATATCACAAATACAACCGAATTACACCAATTTTCAAGGTAAACGGTGTAAATGTAACCAGTTCAACGCTCAAAAAGATAAAAAAACAAGAACAAATAGAAGTTCCATTTTCTTTACTGAATGTAAGCTTGTTGGACTTCAACCCTTCCTATTACCGTTTCAAAACGCAATTAGGCGATAACGGAGAGGTTGAAACCGCTACATACAATTTAATTTCAGATACTTTAACATTAAAATTAAAATACGAATTATGATAAGAAACACAATAACCCACATAATCATACCATTTTACGATTCTATTACTAAGCAAAATTATAGAAAAGTAAAAAGCCAAACCTTGCCTTTTCCTATTTTTTGCAAAAGTCCGGTTTTTCAAATAGCACTCGATTTAAACGAAGCGGTTAGTACTATACAATTTGTTAATCTAGCAAGTTTAAAAACAATAAATATCAATCCTGATTTATTTATAGATAGATATTTGACTGCAGAAAATGTTATCCTTATTAGTAAGGAGAACATTAATTTAAACCTGAATGCTGCTGGTTTTTACTATGTAATTATAAACGACCGAGGTACGAACTATTATTCAGAAGTTTTTGAGATAGTAAACGATACTGCTGGACTATTCAAAATTACATTTTCAGATAGTTCCGACATCGAAAATAGGCTTTATCAAACTTACTTTAAAGAAACAGTAAGCTTTAGAGGGAATATAAAAAATACAAAACCATTTTTTGAATCGAAAAGTGTTAAAAGGTCCGGCGAAGAGTATTTCACAGAGCGCGTGTATTATGACCAATTTGAAATGAAATTCAATTCATACCTTAACACCGCGCTTGCTATTCAACGAATTAATTTATTTGACAATATAGAAATTACAACGCCGCGCGGAGAAGTTTTCACGCTCAAGAAGTGTACGCCTACTATTTCGGAACTGAACGAAACAGGTATTTTTAACATTACTATTCTATTCAAAACGAATAGAATATTCAAAAACACGCTACAAACAAATTTAAACGCATCGCTTTACATAAAAGGCTTAAGTGCCGATGCCGTAAGTTCAAACTACATTTATACCGATACTAGCGGTTATAAATACACAATGTTTTACCGAACTGTAGTTAATCCTGTTACGAATAACATAATTCGAGTATTCAAACTTTCGTATTCACATACCGAATTATTGCAATTTTTCTACATCGAAATTTCACGCGACAGAGGTGTAACTTACAAAAGCATCGATGGAACAGCACCTTACAATAAGGTACAAGTTGGGCAGTGGATTAACAACCCAACACCAGTTTATACTAAAACTGGACGATTGATTGTGTTTTTTCAGTGGGCACCGACCTCAAGCGCAACACGCGAAAAAGCCTGCTGGATTTATTCCGACGACGATGGAACTACATGGTCGGCAGTACAATATTACACCGACCCGCCAGTAGCTAACAAGTTGTACAATAGCTATTTTTATAGTAACTATTTCTTTTATGCAAACAACGGAGATATTCTAGTTCCTTACAATTTGCGTGTGGTTACGTTTGGTAGAAATAACTGTAGATTAGCACGTTCTACCGATAACGGAGCTACATTTACCGATACTGGTATTGTGTTTTTCGCAAACCCAACAGGCACAATCATGGAGCCGGGCGAGTTTGAGGTTGTTCAAGATGGTTCTCATGTGTTTATGATTGCACGTGCCGGGCAAGGTAACAACCCGGGCGGACATAGTGTACCAATTATGTTCTATTCGAGCGATTATGGTTCTACGTGGAGTAGTACCGGAAACCCACACACCGTTGAAAGTCTTTGGGCAAAAGATAACAAGTGCGGTTTTCTATATTTAGAAGGTGCGAATGTAAGTTTAGGCATTATTGGTGCTACTTACAATGAATGTTTGCCTTCGATAAACATTGTAACAATCGACAATGTAAAATGGCTTGTTATTTTCTATTGGTTAAGGCTAACACCAGCGGGTCAGCAAACCGTTCAGAAATGGACTGTAGTTAAAGCAAGCGACTATGTAGCGAATGGTGTAAATGCTATAAAAAACATTTCGCAAACGCTTTTTGATGGTTACAACCACACAGGAAGCAATAAAAACGGTGGAAATGGTTGTGCTGATAATTTTGGCAGCGACTTAGTTTTTTCGAGTTATGCTCAAGAAAGTACAACCAGCGCAGGCGGTACAACCCGATTGTATAATATTGTTATACGCAAAGCGCAAATTCAACAATTAATTGACGCTTACAACGCAGCTTAATATGAAAACAGTAGCAACGCAACACAATAAAGTTTTTGCAGATGCAATTATCGAACAGTTGAGATTTATGCTTATGCTAAATCTCGACTGGTTAGAATTTGCATTTCCGGCTGCAAAAAAAGCAAAAAGCGAAAAAAAAACACTTCCGGCAGTATATAATCAAGATGGTACGTTGCAATTTATAACACCAACTTCGATTGTAAAATCATTGTGTTTTTTCGAGAAAAAGAATTATTCAATTTCGCACACCGATGACAATAATCAGTATGATTTAAGTGCTACATTTTGGGTGCAACTCGACAAATTAAGAGAAGCCGATGTAACCGATTTTTCCGACGAATTGATTTATCAAGTCAGCGAAGTATTAATAAATAATCGGGCATCAAATATTACTGTTCAAGCGGATAGTGCTGTTTTGAATGAATTTGATTTTGAGGATTCACTTTTGATGTATCCTTACGCAGCATTTAAGGTTAATTTCCGAATGTTTGGCTTTAAAAACAAAACCAATTCAACGGTTAATACTTTAGTAAGTAATAATTTAGCAAAAGCCTACTTGCAAAAAGCAAGTTTTGAAGCCGAAGAAAACCAATCGGAATTTGTTTGCACCTTTTTACTTACTAATAATTGTGTCGTGTTCGTTGATGGCACTCAATTAGAAAGCTTTTTTTATACAATCAATAAAAATGTTTTAACTCTTACAAATCCTTTATTTCAATATCAAAAATTAACAATAATCAATTAAAAAATATGAAAAAAACTATTATTTTTTTAGCTTTTATGCTGTTTTCAGTACTCATATTTGCCCAAAATGTGCGGCTAATAGGCATGAATAATGAAAATGCAGTGTTCGGTACAACGTATGCGATTAATACGCTTGTTTTGGACTATGCTACCAACCGTTTATTCAAATTAACGGCTAGTGCAACGGCTACTCAAACGCTTGCGAATGCTAGCAAAACGCTTGTTATAGCCAACGTCGAAAATTTAGACCTAACGCAAATCAAAACGCTGATTGCTGATACTGCTACATCGGTACGAAATTGGGTTTTATCTAAAAATTACTTAACTTCTTTTACCGAAACAGACCCAATTTTCAACGCGCAAAAGTCGAATTATGCGCTGCAAAGTTGGGTTACAAGCCAGAATTATATAAGCAATGAATTTGACCCGTTTTTTGCAGCTTCGGCAGCTTATTCTATTTCAACTACCGACAAAGCAAACTGGAACACCGCTTACCGTTGGGGCAACCATGGTTCTGCCGGATATTTAACAAATTTTACCGAAACAGACCCTTTTTGGAGTACTGACAAACCGAATTATGCGCTACAAAGTTGGGTAACTTCGCAAAACTATTTAACTTCTTTTAGTGAAACAGACCCGATTTGGTTGTCTGAAAAATCGAATTACATTACTTTCGATGATATTGGTGCAATAAGTCTAACAGAAACCGACCCTGTTTGGAATAGCCAAAAAGCTTCTTATGCTACTCAAACATGGACTAATTCGCAAGGCTTTTTGAAAACAGAAACCGACCCTGTTTGGAATAGCCAAAAAGCGAGCTATGCAACTATTCAAGCCTTGCATGATACAGCAAGTATTTTACGAGATGACTTTAATAAATTCGTTATTGTAGATAATTCAGGGTTGTGGGTTTCTACTGGTAATGAGGTTATTTTGAGTACTACAAATAATATTGTAACAGTTAAAAACAACAAAACCTACAATTTTGTAAAGACTTCAAACAGCGTTAATTATACGTATATAGATAGCATTGAAATAACAAACCTTACCGATGTCGAAATAGCAGCAACCGCAAAAGGCACAAACACAATAGGCACGTTCAAACATACTGTAGCTTATAATAACGTTGCCGGAACGCTTAATAGAGTTGGTATAAATAGCAGCGAAATAAAATGCGATACTTACCCTACTACGCATTTTGCCTACGATGTGCGTGCCAACTGGTTGCGTTTTAAAGTGAAAAGTAACGAATTAGTTACGTGGAAATTTAAGGTAGAAATAAATTATAACTAATGAAATATATAATTGTTTTTTTATTGTTATCAGATATAACGTTTGCGCAAAATAAATACGCTCTTATTTTGTGCGATAAAAGCGATGCCGATTTCAAGCAAGAAACCGCATTTATTAAAGCGATTTTCAGAAACAACGATTATAAAATATTAAAAACAAATGATTTAAGTAAATTAGTAAAGCAAACAACTAAAATTAATGATACCGATTCGGTTGTTTTTATCTATACCGGGCACGGCAAGGAAAATATTATATCAAAATTGCCTGACCTTTACGTTTTCGGGAAAGAATTAAACAGTTTATTTTTTATTGAATTGCTTTGTATGCAAACAAATAACGTTAAATTTTTCGTTCATGCGTGCAACAAGGCAAAAGAGAAAAATAAACGTAAATACGCAGGCATTGCAGCCAAAAAAGGTTTTGAGGTAGAAAAAGAAAATAAAGACCTATTTTATTTTATTTTCAATTTGAATACAAAACCAACTATGCAAAGAGATTTTTTTGAATATTACAATAATTAAATTTTTGAACCATGATTTTTTTTAATTTTTTAGCAGGTTTTCTGCAAGAACATGACGGCAAAAGCAGCCAAAAAAGAGTAATTATATTTATAGCCATGCTACTAATAGCATTTATAACGTATGCAAATGTAATGCTCAATAAACAAGTAGATTATATGTTATTAGCTAGTCTAATGACTATTGTGCTTTTCGGAATAGGTGTAATAACCCGAATTTCGGAAAAAACACTAAACAATATACTCGAAAAAGGCAAAGAAAAATCTACGCCCAAAGAAGAAGTAGTGTAACACAAAAATAAAGCGGTAAAAAAGCCGCTTTATTCTTAAGTTATTTAAAAATGAAAGATTTCTTCAATAAACATAGAACAGGTATTATTCATTTTGTAGGCTTTATAATAATAGCATTAAGCCTATTATTTATTGGTTGGAGTGTAACAAAATTAGACCTATTCGATTTTTTCAATGTTATCTCCAAAGTGGTTAATTTGTCGATTGTGTTTGCTATTGTAGTTATTACTTCTACATTGATAATTATGTTTGCAGAGCAAAAGAAAATTAGAAAATCACAAAAAAAACTAAGCGTAGATATTGATTCGATAAAAAAAACGGACCAACAGCATTTTGAAATTGCCGAGCAAAATAGGAAGTTACTTATTGAAGAAATAAATAATTTAACCAGCAAAATACACCACTTAACCGTAACTGTTAAGGCTATTGACTATAATATAACTGTTAAGGTATTCAATCATTTAGATCTTGAAAAAAAGTTATTCGTTGGCTTGCGTACTATCAATTATGAGCGCATCGAAATATTAGATGCTATGTTCACTACCTTCTTTGAGAAGATAATCAAAAAAATAACCGCACACGTTAGAAGTCTGAAAGAAAACAATAAGCCGTTTACGTATAAAGCGCAAAAAGCAATAGTCGATGAAATAGAACAAATATTGCTGACAGATAACATTAAAATAAGTCAGAAAAATTTTATTGAATTATTCACTACTCTAATGAAAGATGTGATAGAAGAAAAAAGAGTAGATAAGAAAAAAGAAATTGCAGATATTATTTCCGACAATTTCAAAGTTTTTATTGAGGCTATTTATTTTGAATATATTTATCCTTACAAGAAAGGTATGCTGCCTATTCCCAAAAAAGGAGCTACCAAAAATACCAACGAAACAAATAATACCAATAATTCAAACATAAACGGCAACGATAATTTTGCGTTACAACAAATAAAAGCTGAAAATATAACAATAAACATAGACAAATAAGTTTTTTCATTAATAAAGGTGTCGCAGGCTTCTAATGTGAATTATGAGCCTGTTTTTTTATTTTTTCGCATTTTGTTTACTGTATGTTTACTAAAAATAAAAAAGACCTACATAGATAAGTATGTAAGTCTTTGATTTTAAGAGTGGAGCTTACCGGAATCGAACCGGTGACCTTTTGACTGCCAGACAATAGTGTATTATTTTTGTTGGCTTATTTGTTGGTGTGTAAATCAGTATTTTACATCGAATATTTGCTTTTTAGTAAAAAAATATTTTCGTAAATATACATTGTTTTGCGTACATTTGTGCGCAAAATGTTTACTAAATGTTTACTAAAAATGAGTACGACAATAAAATCAGTCATTAAAAGTAAGGACACCAATAAAGAAGGTAAGGTTAATGTTAAAATACGAATTACCCACAAACGAAAGATTAAATACCTTCCGACTATCTTCTACGTGTTTCCAAACGAATTTGACAATGAAAAAGGGTTGCTTCGTAAAAAAAGTCCCAACGCTGCATTCATTAATTTAGAACTTCAGAAAAAAGTGTTTGAATTTCAGAAAAAAGTAATTGAATTTCCAGCTAACATTACACCTGAAGCCTTATTTACACATCTCGCGTATTCAAACGAAAATAAGGAAGATATTGATTTTTTCATTTTACTAAAAAACAAAATCAATCATCTGAAAGAAATAGGCAAACTCGGTTCTTCTCGAATTAACGAATCGACTAGCAAAATTCTATCTTTGTTTGTAAAAAAGCCTATACTTGATTTTAAAGCTATTGATTTCAATTTTCTTAAATCTTTTGAGAATTTTATGCAGCTCGAAGGTTTGAAAACAAATTCGATTGGTGTACACATGCGAAATGTTAGAGCTATATACAATCAAGCCATTGACGAACAGATTATCAGTTTGGAATATTATCCTTTCAGACGTTTTAAGATTAAAAAGGAGCGAACTATCAAACGAAGCCTTGCCATCGACCAGTTAAAAAAAATTAAAAATACCGTTTTCAAAGATGCTAATTTAGAGTTTGCCAAAGATTATTTTTTCTTATCATTCTATTTGATAGGTATTAACGTAATCGACATGTACAATTTAATTAAAATAAAAAATGGTAGAATTATTTATCGACGGTCCAAAACTGGTCGTATTTACGATGTGAAAGTACAACCAGAAGCGTTGGCTTTAATCGAAAAGTACAAAGGTATCGAGCGACTTTTGAATTTTTACGAGAAGTACAACGACCACCGAAATTTAGATAAATCGGTAAATAAGAAATTGAAACGCATCGCTACTTTATGCGAAATTGACGACCCTATTTCAACCTACTATGCTCGCCATTCGTGGGCTACAGTCGCATCTAAAATAGGTATTTCAAAAGATATTATTTCGCACGCTTTAGGACATGGTAACGACACAGTAACAGATGTATATATTGACTTTGATTTGAGCAAAGTTGATGCTGCAAATAAGGCTGTTATAGAGGCGTTGAAATAATTTTAAAAATTTCACACTTTTTTTTAGTGTGAAATTTTTTTTTACCAAAATACATTGTATATTTGCAGCATCAAAATCAAATAGGGAATTGAAATAATTAAATTTACTGAATTTAAAAATTTCGCTCGCTTTTTGTGATTATTAAATCGAAATTTTCACTCATTTGGGGAGTTTTTAATCGAACCCGCAGGGAATTGAAATAATTACATTTGTTAAATATTTCTCATTCTCCCCAAATTTTAATCGAACCCGCAGGGAATTGAAAAAATTGAATTAGATAAATCACAACAAAGCATAATCGAACCCGCAGGGAATTGAAATAATTAGATTGAATAAATCTTAATTGAAATTCTTGATTTTGCTAAATTTTTACAACAAAAGCCCGCTTTTTGCGGGCTTTTGTCATTTATAAAAACAGTATTAAGGGTTTACCTTTTGTTTAACAATCCCTAATTACGAAATGCTATTTTTTAGTACAACAAAAGGTAAGCTTTTTGTATAAAAAAATAAAACAAAAAAGCCGTTGAAAAATCCAACGGCTTTTTTGTTACTCCCAGTATTTCATGTGAATCTCAAGAAAAAAGAACTGCAACAAACCTTCTTTTTTTTCTTGGTGTTCACTTTTATTCCAATCTTTCCATTCCTGTACTCCGCCAGTGAGGGCGAAAAACAAAAATGAAATTGGAAAAATTAAAACTAAAAGAATGAATATAAATCGTCTCATTATTCTTCCTTTTCTGCGGGTTTATCCGCTTTGGGTTTTTCTACTAATTTTACCCTCTGGTTTTCTTTGTCAAATTCAGCAGACTTATATTTTTCTTTCAAGAATTCTTTTGCTGCTTGTTTTTTTTTGTTCATCAGTTTTCTGTTCTAGTTCCATTTCTTCGTTTTTTATTTGGTTTTTAATAACCCAATACTCTAAGAAGCCAACTAGCTCATTGAGCTGTGGCAAATAACGCTTGGGAATTGGGTCTCGCCCCAAACGTATTTTTTTTGGATTACCCGTTAATATTAGGCTCAACTGACTAATATTAAGTGGTAAATTTTTAATTCTTTCTTGCATTTTGTACCCTTCCATTCTATATATTTTAAAAAGTTCCTTGCAAAGATACACAAAAAAAAGTGTATTTTGCAAGGCTTTTTTTACTTATCTTCTTTTTTGGTTTAATAAACTTTCCACTTTTTCGGCTGTTATTTTGTCGCTATTTTGAGCATCGAAACGCTCCCACGCTTGAATTAACATAATAACTCTTCTTCTTATTCTAAATAACGAAGTTTTCAATTCTTTGTACGATGCGTAATTTTTCTCTTTGTAGTCTGTGTGTACAGCTTTTATATTGTTGTTTTCAAACACAATATAATCTATGTTTCTTTCTACTCCAAACCTTTTATAAAAAAAATTATAATTAGCTTCGGATTTTGGAATTTCAAACAGTTCTAGTAATTTTGAAACCGTAATAGAATTTACGAGAGTGCTATAGCCGTATCTTTGGCTATTGTGTACCAACGGTTCATAATAGGCAAAATTAAATTTGCTTTTTCTACATCAAACACTACATTTCCGGCATCGGTAGCTACTATAAACCGTTGTTTGTTGTAGTTAATTGGTGCTTTGTAAGCAATGTGCTTTTTGTTTGAATAAGTAACTCCTATCTGAAAAGGAGTGTCGGGAATGTGCAGCAATAGCTCGAGCATTTCATTTCTACTAAGCAACTTCAATTCCTTTTCGGTTGCAAAAAAAGAGTAGTTTCGTAAGCTATTAAGTTGTTTCTCGCCTTGAATGACTGGTTGGGTGAGTAGAGCAAAGTCGATGCTCAAATAATCGGACTTGTATTTAAAGATTTCAAGGTCGGTAAAGGTATCACCTATTATATCCTTGAATTTCACACCTACATTGATTTGTTTGCCCGAAAATGCGCAAATTGTATCTATATCTTTATGTGTGGTGCACGTAAGTCGATTAGCGAATAAATGTTTTGCGATTAAATCCATACAAATTATGTTTTTTTGTAAAAAGAAACACAAATGTATGTAATTTAATCAAATACTTATATTATTGTTGAAAACTTATCGTGTTTCTAGCAAATTTATTATCTTTTTCAATAGTTCAATTTCGCGTTTTAAAGCTTCGTTTTCTTGTTTAAATAGTAATAGTTGTGTTTGAGCGTCTTGGTCATCGGCAATGGTATTGATGTGAATTGCATTGTTATTTCCTCTTATGCTATTCCCTAACAGCGACGATTTAAGCCTTATATTTTCGATAAAAAACGATTTTACCGAATCATCAAATAGCTTTACTAGCTTGTTTAAATCGTTGTCTATTGCCGAAGATGTGTCTTCGGACATATTCTTTTATTTTGAAAATTTGATGGTTCCTTTGATTTTGCTTACTTTACGGTCGCCAAAAATGAAATTTAGTTCAGTACCGGTATTGTTCATAAAGATGTCGTGCCCTTTGTTGGCTCGCCATTCGTTTGGTGGCGTGCCCTGTTCTCCAAATCGAATGTTTAATGTTCTCAAAACATTGCCTTCAGTATTGAAATAAGTAACTCTAATCGTATTGGTTGAATTGGTTACCTCAGTCATGCCACCTGAATTTGGGAGTGTTAAGTGTGTAAAGCAATCGGTTATCGTTTTCTCTTCTATCAATTTGTCAGTTCCAACTTCGTAAGCTTTTAGTTCCATTTTGGTATAAGCGCATGAGGTTGTTTTTTCTGTACCATTTTTAGTGGGCAAATCTTTGTATTTTTTGTAGTTTGGACCTTCTACACTTCTACTATATATAAATACAAATAGAAAAACCAATGCAACTACAGATAGTAGCAACCAGTTGCTCAAAATAAATTCTTTTGCCGTTTTACGTGGTAGTTTTTCTACTATTAACTCACTACCCGGATTCTTTAAATAATTGATTTTATGGTTTAAATTTCGTATTGCTAATTGGCGTTTTCTTTCGCTGTTTATGCTCAAATTTTTGAATTCTGTTTCGAGAAAATAAAGTGCATCTAAATAATAATCAAGTGCTTTTTCTATATTTCCCTTAAACTCCTCTCGCTCGCCATTCGTTTTGGCTTCTGTGTATTTGTTGTTCATTCTTAAAGTTTTAGTGTGATTATTTTTTTTTCATTAATTCTATCATGTCTTTGAGCAATTTGTTTTGCTCTTTCAAATAGTCAATTTCTTGTTTTAACATTTTTACGTTTTCTCTGCCGTAATCAACCCCACGTTCCTGTAAATTCATTTCATTGCCCTCGCCCACTACCGTATTGCCTACCCACGAATTTTTTATTTTGCTCTCTATTTTGGGCTTCTCACTTTTTAGCATTTCGCCCTTTCCGGTTAAAAGCCATTCTATATTTATATTGAAATTTGATATAATTTTTAGTATAATTTCAAGCGATATTTTCTTTCCATTGTTTTCAATGTGTGATAAATTCGCTTGTTTAACATCAATAATATTACAAAAGTCGGTTTGTGTTAAATTATTTCTATTCCTTATTTCTTTGATTCTCAAACCAATATCAATCATGTAAAAAAAAATATGTTAAAATATCAAAATAAGATATAAAAAATTTGCATAGTATTAAAATAAGATATATTTTTGTAATAAGATACAAATTAAAAAACGAAGCTATGTTTGACTTTCATAATCATTACACATCAATTCCGAATAAGGAAGAAAAAATAAAATTTAGAAAGAAAGTAATTGAAATATTAAACATCAATTACAATTATTTCTACATGTGGCTCGCAAGAAACCACATTCCACCAAAATTCAGAGAAGATTTTGCAAACAAAGTAATGCAAAACCCCGACCTGAAATGGTCTTAACTTTATTATAAAATAAAGAAGCTTAAAACCAGCCGCCAAGCATTATTTTTAAGCTTCTTTTTAAAAGATACGATAAAACTCCCTGCCTTCAGTCGCCAAACCTTGCGCAGTGAGTAACAAAATAACAAAAACCACACGCTCAAAAAGCGTGAAAGTAGCTGCATTTTTATTGGTGCAAATATAAAAAACAATTTCACACTTTCCAAAAGTGTGAACAAAAAAAAATAAAAATTTATGTACGACAGAACGCATGTTAAGATTTACCAGAAGCTAAGCCAAACATCAAAAATGGGCTTAAAGCGTTGGTTATTGGCACAATTAAAAGCCAAACGAACGCCAAGAACCTTTGGAAATTGGTTTAACGATGTTAAAGAAATTCCTGAAAAAGTTGAAAATTTCACGAACGAAGAAATTAAAAAAATCATGCTTCACGGCTTAACGCTATTTGCTGAGGCAGAAAAAAGCAAATTTCAGTCAATCATGGAAGATGCAAAAAAAGAGGTACAAACATTCAATAAATACCTCAAAAAACTAATTTTATTTAATTAACAAAAAAAAAACGCAAAATGAAAACAATAATCCTAACAAAAATGATTGTGGAATTGGCAAGCAATACGCTATTTCATTTCTACGGGGCAATAGCCTTTGGTGTAATTCTTTTAATTAGTATTCTCCGCTATTTCTACAAAAAAGATGGAACAACCGACGGTAGCAAGTAAACGCAAGGCAAATAAACGCCAAAAACCCAGTGAAAATATGCCATCAAAGAAAACGCACGAAGTCGATTATTGGACAGGCAACTTTATTACCGGGCACGACTTGAAAATTTATTTTCGAGAAATACAAAACGAAGAATTTGATTTTGATTTTTAAACATGACAACAATAACACTATCATACAGCGAGCTTGACGATATGCTTTTCAGAGCTTCAAAAATGGGAGCTATGCAGGCATTGCAAGAAACAGGGTTGTTGAAATCGACCCTTAAACGTGCCGAAGTTGAAAAGCTTTACGGTCGTAGAATGTACGAAAAAAGCCTACTATTTGTACGTTGGCAGAAAAAAGGCGGAAGTGTTATTTGCCAACGTGTGGATTTTGAGAAATTTATAACCAAATTCAACGAAGAACAAAAAGAACTAAAAACTCAAAACTAACATGAGTAGAACCTACGATGCGTGGAAGTTGCAAAGTCCCTACAACCACGAAGAAGAAGCGTATTGGGAATGCCCACACTGCAAAGCTTATGTAAGCAAAAGCAGCATAGTAGGCAATTTAGAGGTTTGCACCGATTGTGCCGAAACTCTAAAACCATTGCACGAAAAGGCTCTTAATTTATTTACGCTTTTGTGGAAGTTCAAAACCAAAACAACCCCACAGTTGCAAGAAATAAACGCCATAATCGCCGCAAGGCAATGGCTAGCCAAAGAGCTAAAAATGAAAGAATCTGAATGCTTTATCGAAAACTTAAACGAAGAAAATTGCCTTTTGGCAATCGAAATTTTGGAAGGAGTTTTTGAACGAAGCGAAGTTCTAATGAAATTTAAAGAAGCTGCCTAAAATAGTAAGACGGCACTGAAAACGCAAAATGAAAAGCAAAATCAGCACCGTCTATTGTTAAAGTTGGCGCAAAAGTAAATATTAAATTTTAATAACCAAAAAAAAGTTAAAAAAAATGAGTACGGAAACCACAGTTAGACGATACTTACAAGACGAAAGTCTTAGTATCCTGAAAGTTAATAATCTAAAACTCTTGCAAGATGCACCGCAAAAAGTGGAAGATTTAATTAAAAACAACGAATTTCTAAACCCTTCAATTAATTTTGACGAGGCTGAAAAACGTAGAAAAAACCTTAAAAACGGACGTTTGGACGTTCAAAGAATAACAAAAGACTTAACCAGTAGCCTCAACGATGCGAAGAAAACAGTATCGGAGTTTGAAAAAGAGTTATTAGCCGATTTAGAGCCAGCCGAAGAAAAACAAACGGCAGCCAACCACGTTTACAAAGAAGAACAGGACTGGAAAAACACATGCGACAAGAACACAAAAGAGGCTTACACAAAGTACATTATCGACTACTCTACTCGTAACTCGATACCAATGTTCAAAGCCCAAGCCGAAGCCAAGATTAATGAATTTGTAGCTGCCGAAAAAGCAATCGAAAACAAATACAACGATTGGTTAGACCAAACAACCAAAACCATTTATGCAATTAACACCAGCAAAGAGGCTAGTGAGCTAATTGAAACATTAGAGAATTTAGATGTAGATGCTTTTGGCAAATTTGCCGATGCAGCTCAAGAAAAAAGAGATTCTTTTTTGTCTGTTATCGACACAAAACTGGCAAACCTTGTTAGTGCTGAGCATTTGGCACGTATCAACGAAAAGAAATCGGCGTATTCTACAGACATTTCACGCGCTACACTGCAAACGATTGGTAGTATTATTCAAAGTATTCAAAATTGTTTGAATGCAAAACCAGATTTTGGCGAGCACACCGGGTTGGCAATTCAAGAAATGTCCAAACTTTTTACCCTTGCCAAAGAGCGTGAAACTTTCCTTATTTCTCAAAAAGAAATGGCAGAGGCAAAAGCAGAAATGAAACGCCAACAGGCTGAAATGAAAGCCATGCAAGAACAACTTGCAGCGCAAAAAGCGGAATTGGAACGTGCCGAAAACGAACGCAAAGCAGCAGAAGCCAAAGCTGAAGCCGAAAAACAAGCTGAAATAAATCGTTTGGCGGCTGAAAAAGCAGCCGAAGAAAAAGCCAAAGAGCGTTTCGCAATCGACAAAGAAGCCGCTGAGATACACGCAAAATGCAGCGTTGTTATTAAAGAGTATAAAAATGCAACTTCGGTTTCTGATATTGAAAAAGTGAGAGAGCTTATTGCCGAACTTGAAAACATTACTCCTGTTTACGATGCCAACAAACAATCATTGTTTGCAGGTATAAACAAACTAATCAACGGTTGTAACGAAAAAGCATTGCACTTTCAAATAGCCGAAGAACAGGCTGAATTAGAAGCACAAGGCAAAATAAAAATCGGTGGCGTTGTTTACAAAAAAAGCCTTTTGGCAGAAGTAAAAGCTTATTTCAATAGTGAATCATTTCAAAACCTTGAAAAAACGCATTCTTACGAAGCCATTGATGAGCTTATCAACGAAATGCGAGAAGGCAAAGCGATGGGACGTGAAACATGGAAAGACCTTACAACCGTTCAAAAACTCAACGAAGCGTACAGAACCGAAATTCTTAACAAAGTAAATGAATTTGCAACGGAATTATTTGCCGATGGTAAATTAAGAAATGCTTTTGCTGATGGAATTTTGAACGCCCACGACCTTGCAAAACAATTCAACAATCAATTAGTATTCAATTCAACAAAATAAAATAAGCCATGACTAAAGATACATTAGAAATACAAAACCCGATTGATGCCTTTGAAGGCAAAGAATTAGCAATCGTAAAACCAAACGAACAAAGAGAAGTCGCTCTTGCCGAAGCAAAGCGTATTCCATTCGCTACATTCGACATAAGCAACGCAAACGAAGCAATGCTAAATGCTATTGCCGATGCACCGCAAATGAATTTCAACACCAAAGCGGAGTATTGGTCGCCAGAAACAAAAGGCGAGCGCAAAAGATTGATTTTTCAATTTGTTGCCGAAAAAGAAAAAACAAAGAACACCATGAGCGACGACCCCGAGTATGTGTACATAGATACAGCCTATTTCGTTGAACTAAAAAAGGACGAAAAGACTGGAAAAATGCAGCAACAAATGCTAAAAAACGCTTCTACTGTTATGGTTTCTTACCTACAAAACAATGCAATTCCAAGGCATTCAATTTTAGATATTGAATATCTAGGTAAGAAAAACAGCAAAAAAAGCGGTTTTAAATTTGACGATTTTGCTTTCATTCCTGTACCAATTCAATTTTAATACGAATTAGAACATGGACGAACTAACCAAACAATATTTTGCAAACCTTAATCAGCAAGAGCGTCAGGCTCTTGCTGACTACAATCAGGTTATCGAATTAGATAACTTGCTTGATGCGCATTTTGAGATGTACACTCAAAAAGTGCTAAGGAATTGGCTTGCAAACAATCCTGACAAAAAAAGCTGGTTAGTTGAACGAATCAAAACTTTCAAATTTAAAAAGGTCGAAGATTTAAGAATTAGCCAGTCGCTCATCAAATCTTTTTGGGACTATTCAGAGGGAAATATTTGTGGCGAACTTTACAAAGAATCACTTTTCAATAAAAAAATATCGCCTTACAAAACATCGGACGCGATGCTTGCAGGGCAAGTATTTGAATATATAGCAACCGGACAAAAGAATTATAACTGCGAAGTTCCTGAACTTCCATCGATGTTTTCTAAAGACGGTTACTCAAAACAAGGAGAAGTAATCAAAGCGCAAGCCGATAATTGGAAAAAATTTGTTAGAACAAACAAGTTTTTAAGAGTTAAAACTGGTGAGTTTTTGAGTTACGAAACTCAAACCTACAAAGCAACTGCCTTGCCAGACGTAGTTGCTCAAAAAGGTAAACAAACGTACATCATTGATTTGAAATTTGGCGACCCAGATGCGACTTTTGGCGACTTCGCTTGGGCTGACCAAACCCTCAAATACAAAGACAAACTTCTTCTTCAAGCCAAACAAAACGTACTCCTTTGGTACAAGATGACTGGTGAGAAGGCTCAATTTATGTTCTACATAGCAAGTAAAACCAACCCAAATAATGCGAAAGCGAGAATTATTGCATTCAAGGATATCGATGGTATGCTCAAAGAACACGAATTACTAATCGAAAACACGTACAAAGGACTTGTTTTTCTATTAGAAAATGGAATTATGGAACCTACTCCGGAGTTGAAATTTTGCACTGATTGCAAAGTTTCATGCGTGCAAAAGGTGTCAGTTGCAAACATTAAGACTATAACAATTTAATGTATGGCACGACCTATAAAGAAGGGACTTGATTATTTTCCTTTAGATGTTGATTTCTTTACCGACGATAAAGTTGAGATTATTGTTGGGCAATTTGGGTTACAAGCAGAGAACATCATTCTTCGACTATTCTCAAAAATATATAGGGAGAATGGCTTTTATTATACTTGGGGGTCAGACGAACAAATCCTTTTTGGAAAGAGGTTCGGGTTTACCGTGGGTACAACGAGAGAAATTGTAGCCGGGTGTCTCAAACGTGGAATCTTTGACAATTCCGTATTTGAGAGGTTCGGAGTGCTAACTTCAAAAGGAATTCAAACACGATTTTTTGAGATAATGAAAAACTCAAAAAGGAAAACGACTCCACTTTCGGAGCTCGAAGCTGACTATTTACTTGTTGATATTGGTGCTAAAATAGAGGAAAAAACAGTTAATACGGAATTAACTCTAATTAATACGGAATTAACCCCGATAAACTCGGAATTTAGTACACAAAGTAAAGTAAAGAAAAGTAAAGAAAAGGAAATTAAAATAAAACAAAGTAAAAGTGGAATTAATTCCGAAGAAACGATTTTGGAAAATTCGAGTATTGAACCGCCAAATGTTACTGTGAATTTTGACTTTACTGTGTTTGATAAAAATTTCTTTAAATACTTTAAAAAAAATACTACGGATTCTTTCATTCAAAAATTTGCAAAGTGGTATGAATATAAGAAACATAACGGCTTTGTTTTGTTTCCAAACAAAAAACCTATCGACGACTTTTTTAAAAAATTGAATGAAATTTCCAGTGGTGATTTGGGCGTGGCGGCGCAGGCGATTGAAAATGCGATTGCCAACAAATGGCAAGATGTGTATCCTATCATCGTGCCGAGCGAGCCAACCACAAACCTTAACGGCAAGTGGGTAAATTTCAAAACGCTTGTTTGTCAGGTAATTCCAAGTTTTGAGGAAGTTGAATTTGTTCAAATGACTGACAAAACGGTCAATTTGCGGTGTACCCTCGAAACCATGAATGCCGTTGAAAACAGCGAAAAATTTAATCAGTTCAAAACCATTTTCAAAAGCCATTTTGGCGAACGAAAATTAATTTATGTAAAAAAATGAAAGTAGTAAAAAATTATAGCCCTCAGCGTCCAGTGTTTTTCACTGACAAAGCAATTAAATCTTTGGGCGTTGATGCAGAGCTTTTTACCGACCTTGAAACCGAAGAAGAGAAGCTCAAAGCGTTGAAAAACAATTTAGATTTTACTGTTATTCCACACGAAAAAACGGTTACAAGGTTTTTGGATAACGTTGAAATTTCGATGCTGCGCGAAGAATATACCGAAGAATTTGAAACCGTTCTTCCGGTGCGCGAAGCTGAATTTGAAGCTAAAAAAGCCGAGTTCAAAGCTATTTTGAAAGATTTAGCCGCGTTGGTTGCAGCAAGCGATACCAAAATTCGCGACTTAGTTGGGCAAATTAATACCGGCACTACTGCCGTTGCTCTCGAAAAAGAAAGCACGTATCGAATATTGCACAACGACAAATACTTGTTTTATTCGATTATCAACGGTCATTTGCTTTTGGTTGCGGTTGAAGATGTGCCAAAAAACAAAGAAGAAGGTTTGTTTGAAAAACAAGAGCGCGAAAAAGCCGCTGCATTTTTCAATGCGGAAAGTAACCAAGAACAATATTTCAACGAAGCAAGCTAATTAGGCGATGGGTGTAATCATCAAAGGGCGCAAAAGTGCGTATTTAAAGAGCTTAAACAATTCAGAGTGGCAAGCCGTAAGGCGTGCCACTCGAATTAGAGACCGACATGTGTGCGTGGAGTGTGGTAGCGAAATAAATTTAGAGTGCCACCACATTTCGTATTATGCCAACGGAAAGTCAATTTTAGGCTCTGAAATCAATTTTTTGTACTGCATGGTAACATTGTGCCACACGTGCCACAAAAAAGTACACGGCGACCCTTTGCACCGATTTAACCCCCAAAATAAAAGAAAAACCTATGTACGTTGAAATTGTAAAATGCAGTTGGGCAAATTACTGGTATGCCGATGCCATTGGTTCAACCATTGAAGTAACTGAACATGACAACGAAACATACGAAGTTATTTCTGACAATGAGAAAACGAATTTTATAAAACATCTGGTAAATAAAAATGACTGCAAAATTTTAGAAGAAGAGCCGATTTATTTCGGTTAAAAAAAGTTAAAGTTAAAGTTAAAAAAAAACGCAAAATGGGAAAAACAAGAATACAATGGGCAGATTTTACATGGAATCCGGTGTGGGGTTGCCTTAATACTTGTAGTTATTGCTATGCTCGCACGTTTGCAAAACGATTTGCAAAACAAACGGCAACTTACGAAGCCGAGCACATGAAATTAACACACGGAGTTACAATCGAAAAAAAACAACTTACAAAGCAACTTGCCGAGTTCAAGCCTACAGTTTTGCAGCGCGGCTTAAACAAAGTATTTGTTAATACACCTTCGCGTGTGTTTGTAAATTCGATGTCAGACCCAAAATTTTGGACAAAGGAAACAATGCTCAAAATTATTGCTCGAATTAAGGAGTTTCCGAAAGTAACATTCATGTTCTTAACTAAATACCCAGAGAGCTACAATGGCTTTGAGTTCCCTGACAATGTTTGGCTGGGCGTGTCAATAACGACCAACAAAGAAATAGAAAAGTTGGACCGTTTGAAAGTAAACAACTTGAGCTTTGTGTCGCTCGAACCACTATTAGAAGAGGTATCAATAGCCAAATACTTGCACAAATTGAATTGGGTAATTGTAGGCGGACAAACAGGCAGAGATGCTGCTATACTTCACGAATCGTGGGTTACACGCATTCAATTAGAATGTGAAACGGCAAATACACCGTTTTTCTTTAAAAGTTGGGGTGTATGGGTATCTGAAAACCAGATACAGCACCTAACATTTAAAGAAAAATTAAAAGGTACTTTCAAATGGCATACCACACCCGGCGGTTGGCGTTACTACCGAGTTGGTAAGAATGCGGGAAATCTAATAGATGGTATTGAATATAAACAACTACCGACCGATGATAAAATATAATTCAGATATGTTCTTGATAACCGAGATATGCGACGCTCTCGAAATAGACGTTAATTATTTTCTGTTAAACCAACGCCAACGCTACGTATTAGGTCGTTATTTGTTTGCTTTTTTTGCTAAAAAAATAAATAAATCAAGGACTTTGCAATCAATAGGCGATGCACTCTCAACTTGCACCATTCAACGGTTTTACACGCTTTTAAAACAATCGGAATATCTAAGCGTTGAATCAGCAAAAGCAGCTTTTAGAAGTTCTAATATGTCAGACTTATATAAATCTGACAAAGGACTAGAAATTTTAAACGTTATCGAAAATAACTGATGTCAAAGCTCAAAGTATATTACGGCTTTACAAAGCTAACCCCCAAAATAATGAAAAATAGAGAGGTTGCTATTTTCTATTCAAATGGAAACTGGTGGAATTCGGAAGCTTGGGTAAAACAACGCATTGAAGTTATTTATGAACGGTTTCAAACCGATGCTGAGGCTACCGATGCCGAATATAAAAATCGTATATTTTCAAAGGCTGGTTACTTAGTAGATAAACGACCTTACAACGGCGATTTGAATAAGGTTTTGCAGGCTAATTTTGATGCAGAAAAAGGCATTATTCCCGATATTGAACTTGAAAAAATACGAAAGGTTTTGAATGATAATTACTATAAATATTATCGTATTTCAAGACCTAAAAAGGTTACTAAAAAAGAAGTAAAGCAATTAGAATTAATATAATTTAATACAAAACGCAAAATGAAACAGTATTTAATTGATATAAGAAATGAGTTGGTTAAGATTGAAAATGAAAGCCAATTTTTGAATTTTGAAAAAGATAGAATGGGAAGACATGACGAACATGAAGGAAACATAAACAAAAAGCTACAAGTTGCAAAAATAAAACTTGCGCATGTGCTAAAAGTACTAAAAGAAACTTATTCAGAACTATAAAATAACCAGCAGCCAAAATTCCATTACGTTTTCAAACTGGTGGCTGCCCGGTTATTTTAACTTAAAACCAATTAAAAATGAGTACGCAAGAAATAATTGACAAAGCAAGGGATTTGCTATGCGATTCCTTTGAACCCAACCAGACAGCTTACTTTGTTACAAAAAACGAAGAAGATGAAGGAGGCGAAGACTTTTGCCATAAGTGCATTGACAAACAAGTTAAAGAAGCTCACGAAGCGCACAAAGAAATGCGCAAATCTATCAGTGAAAAATTTCAACAATACATTGGTTACCCTGAAAGTGAAATTAAAAAAGCACTTAAAGAATATCCAAACAATGCACGGTTTGGTAAATCTTGGCACGACCCCGATTTTAGCGGTGGCAGAAAATCACCTGCAACCTGTTATTATTGCGGTGCTCTTTTTGATACAGATTACTACCCAGATTTAGAAGAAGCCAACTATTTAAAAGAAGAATTTGGAACTGGCAAAAATATTTCGCCCGAATTAGCTTGGCAACTAAGAACTGTACTTCATAATTTCGATTACAAAGACAATTCAGAGGTTGAAATAATTCTATTAAAAATTGCAAACCAAATAATTGAAAACGACAAATGATTTTATATTACTATTTAAAGCCTTAAAAAAGTGAATAAAGAAGAAATTAAAAACCAAGCCATAAATTGCTTACAAACTATAAGCAATATGACTGATGCGGAGTTTGACAACGAAGAGATAGAAAAACACGATTGCTTTGAGCATTTAGAAGACAACGAAATAGAGCTTTATTGTACTATTTGCTGTGAATCCTTCTATAGCATAGATATATTTGTTGGGTTAAACCTTACCCACATTTATCCGACAAAATGGTTGATAAATTGCTTAGTTTTCTAGGTTTTGAGTTTGAAAACGACGAATACGGAGAGCTTGAAATACCACACGAAATTATTTTAACTTATCCCGAGTTTTATAACAATGCCGAAAATGAAAATATTGAGGGTCGCCACACTGATAGTTCTTTCAGTACCGAAAAATATGTAGTAGAGTACGCTATGGCACTTTCAAAAGGCTGTTATTTTTACGAATTTTCAGATGACAAAACGTGGGAACTACTTGAGAAAAAGTTAGAAATTGCGGGTAGGTATTGTGTAGGCTGGTGTCAAAATAATTATTGACAGGAAATGAACCGATTATTTAAAAATACAATTAAAATTCAAAACATCGAAATTGGTACGGTTTGGATTGAAAAAACGGAAGATGAAGTTACTTTTATACACCCAGAAAAAGAACCGCATCGGGTAATGTTCCACAAATACCAACCGGAATTATTTGAAGAAATAAAAACAACTCTTTTTTAATTTTTAAGAATAAAAATGACAGACGAAAATATAATAAAAGTCAAAAATCTACTTGAACAATATGTTCAATCGGAAATAGATTTAAAGCAAACTATAGAGCAAAGCAAAGCTATTGGAGCAAAAATAGAGTTGCTTATGAAAAAAATGGACGAAGACCGCAAAACGCTTTTCCAGTATTTAACTCTATTTTTTATAGAAAAAAGCGATAGTTCACAATTCAATATTATTAGTGAAGGAAGCCTTAAACCAATAGGCAATTTCAGTGAGCTATTGGGCTTGCCCGAGTTGTAAATGTTAAAGTATTAGTAAATTGTTAATATTAAATTTATTTAACACCCTTAAAATAGAAACAATGAAAACAAAAACATTAATATTTGATGCAGATAGCATGAAAGTAAATAGTTCAAACGGCAATTTCGGTATTGAAATAGAAGCAGACGAACGTGATTTAAGAACCATTTTGCAACAAATCGGAATTTCAACTATTGTTTCAGAGTTGAAAGATGAAATTTTAGACGAAATAGGTGCTGACTATTGTGTTGAGCATTTCTATTTAGATGTAAGGAATGAGTAACCCGCTAACAATACGAATATGCGCTTTGCCCTCAGAAAACAACAAGCAATAAAAGAAAAGCTAGGTGAGCAGGTGCTTGCCGAGCTTTTGAAGTCGTTGAAAAAGCATTTTATCGAAAATGAAACGATTGTAGAAGACACTACCGGCACGTTACCAATAATTAATGTGCAGAGCGTTTCAAATAAGGCTAACAATTTTAGCTTTTTTGTAACTAAAAAAAAGTGGGACGTATTTCACTTAGCTTACAAACCAAAATAAAAACAGTTGATTTTAAGTAAGTTGTAGATAAATATTCTTTTTTTTAATTTTTTTAAAATTAACAAACGTAACACAAAATAACAAACGCAAAATGGAGAAAATTCTAATTATTGATATTGAAACTACTGGTTTTTTAACTGCTGGTGGTAAAATAGTAGAGGTTGGCATTGTGGAATTGAACCTTGCCAACGGCGAGCGGAAAATAATTTTTTCAGAAGTATGCCATGAAAACGGCATTACAAAAGAAGAGGTTGAAAAAAGTTGGATTGTGAACAATTCGACCTTAACCGTTGATGAAATCAGGCACTCAAAAAACTTGAATGTATTGAAACCGAGGATTCAAGCTATTTTAAACAGTTATCCGGCAGGTGCAACAGCATTCAACAATGTTTTTGACTTTGGCTTTATGGAAAACAGGGGTTTTGTTTTCCCGAAGAAATTAGCTTGCCCGATGCTTTTGAGCACCGACATTGTAAAAATACCTAGTCCTTTCAGGGCTGGCACTTTTAAGTGGCCTAAAGTACAAGAGGCTTATGATTTTTTCTTTGGGCAAAACGACTATGTAGAGCAGCACCGAGGCGCGGACGATGCCTTTCACGAAGCTGAAATTGTTTACGAGTTATTTAAGAGAGGAGTGTTTGAGGTATGAGTTATGATGTAACAATAGTAAAACAATAACAAATTTCAAAAAAACAATGAAAAAAATTAGAGTAAAAGCCAAAAACGTTAAACTTATCCAAGATATAGAAGCTTGGTTTATAGAAGACAACGAACATTCAGATTTCTGTTTTGATGAAGCCAATGGTATGTCTTTGGACTTTAATGTTCCAGAACATATAAACGCTGAAAAAATGCTCGCTGAAATAAAACAAGAAATTAACGATATTTCTTTTTCTCTTGATGCTGAGTTGTATGAATATTCAATAATCGAAGAATAATGAAAAAAAACAAAACAAAAAAACTCAAAAAGAAATTAGCCCAATATAAACGCCTTTTCGCGTTTAATCAGGCTACAATAAAAGAGTAGTTCCTTAAAAAGCTCGGGAAATACATTGTAATCCTTTTCGTAACGTTTTTTCAAATTTTCGTACCATTCCGTATATAGGTTGGTCCGTTGGTTGTTAAAAGCGTAAATTGTATATTTCAAAAAGTCTGAAAAAACGGTATATTCATCGTATCTATAACCAGCGAGCTTTGAAAATACCTTGTTTAATTGCCTTAATTCTGGTGCTACATCTCTTGTTTTCATTTGCTTATATTTGTTTTGTGAAAATTAAAAACCATTTTGCCGATACCGACAAAATGGTCTGTTTTTTTTGTTTAGAATAAAGTTAATTGCTTCGATAGTAATTTGTCTGCAAACTTATTGAACTGTTTTAAGAAGTCTTTTGTAGCTTGCATCTTCTTTTTGAAAACCACCGCCCAGCGCACTTTTACTAAATAAGCAAATTTTAGCAATTTTAGATGCCCGTTATGATATTTGAAACCTTTTGATTTCCACTTGTTTACTATTGAATTTAAAAAATCTTCAAAAGTTTGGTTAAAATAATCTAATTTTTTCATATTTTTGTAATCTCAAATTGTTAATACTAAATTTTTACAAAAGCCCAAGATTCCGTACTCTCTTGGGCTTTTTCTTTTTATACATACCAGTTTATTCTCTTTTGCACTCCTTTTTCTTTCCTTGACACCTCTTTTTCTGATTTTAATTGCGCTAATATGTAGAGTAATGCGTTTTTTTCGCTTAAAAACACTACTATGCCCGGTCGCTCTGTACTATCAGCCTCAAATTTATGCTCAGCCACTTGTTTTATCATGCCTATTCTTCTGTTTGCATTGTCGTATATGTTTGTTATTGCTTTGTCAAACATATCTACTGCTTTTGTGTAACTTTCCATTTTGTTTTTCAATTAAAAATTAATACTATAATCTCTTTCGCCTGTGTAATTTGCAGTTTCTTGCACCGTTTGGTACATTACATGGCTGTCTTCTACTTTTGAAATTTCAGTTCTAAGTTTTTCCAAATCCATTGAACTTTTAAATGTTAATTCTAAACCACCATATAAAAAACGTTCTACTTCTACAACTTCTAAATCTGGTGTTGTAGATAATAATAAATCTGTATCATAACTACACTCTGCTCTTAATTTATACTCTTTTTTCATGTTTTTACTATTTATTTATATTAATATCTTTGTTTTTAAATTCTAATGTAAAGATAATCAATATCTTACAATCATGCAAATTTTTTACTGTCTTTTTTTTATGTTTTATAACATTAATTAATTAAATATCAATTAGTTAGATAAAAGCCGTTTTATATAAACAGCTTTTTATCAATCTTAAATTAAAACGGTGCCGGTATATTAATCATTCCAAAAACTTCGTCTTGCACTGCAAAATCACCGCTTTCATATCTTACCTTGTCATTGAACATTTTAGCAAAAGTTCTATCAATATTAAAGCCTACCATTTCTTTAAAAATGCCTTCAAATTCTGTTATTTTTGCATACAAATCATACTCATAACTTCCGTTTTCAAAGCTTGTTATAAAGTCAATTACATCGTCGGTCTCAAGGTTGCTATAATAAATCTCATTCAATTCCTCAATCATTACATCAATAGGAGTTCCTTCCTTGCTGATGTAATTTCTTTTCAATGTTCTATTCAAGTAATTTGCATCGCCATACCTTTTGAAACTTGCTTCGGTTGTTTTCTTAATCGACTTTGCTAAAATCCCAAATTTTGAAAAATCATTGTCAAAATTGTCTTTCAAAGTCAAATATTCTTCTATCAAACCTTTTACATCAATACCTTTTTCTTCTGCCTTGCTTACTATGTTCAATTTGCGGTTTGTATCGCCCTTAAAACCTCTGATTATGTTTTCGGCAGCCGTTAAACCATTTTTTTGTACATCTTCCATTCTAAATTCCAAACCGTCTTTGCCTAAATACACACCCGATTTCACTTCTTTGTAATTTTTTGTCAAGTTCATTTTGCTTATTATTAAGAGTTTAACATTATATACATATCTACAAAATGTTTGTAATCCACTTCCGAAACTTCATTTATAAAGTCATTTACAAACCAGTTTGCTGTTTTTTCATCAGCTTGTTTCAATTCTTCAAATCTGTAATTTTTATAGTTTTTCATTTTGCTTTTACATTAAAATAATACTTAATTATATCTTTTAAATTCTAATGTAAAGATATTCAATTAGTTAGACCCATGCAAATATTTTACAAAGTATTTTTTATGTTTTATAACATTTATTTGATTGATTTATAGATAGTTAGAATAAAAAAAACCCTTTGCATTGCTGCAAAGGGCTTTGAAATTATTTTAATATTTTTAACATAAAATATTTGCATATATACGTAAATTTACGTATATTTGCAAAGATTTAAGTATTAACAATTTAATAAAAAGCAAAATGAAAAATTTAATAATTGAAACATTAAAACCATTTTTGAAAAATGTAAAATACCCAGACGTTGATTTATGGCAGGTATGTAGCTTTAACGAATATGTTAAGTTAGCCGAAGATACGGTTGAAGGAGCGATTGATTTGTGGGGTGTATTTGACTATGTTATTATGTTTTCCGACTTCCCTGACTATTGTTTTATTCAAAAAGAAATGACTTCCGATGATATAAAAAATAATATTGCAGCATGGATTAAAAATACAATACACCAATGGAACGAATAAAGTAAAAACAAAAAAGCCCTACCGATGCGAATTGGTAGGGCATAAAACTAAACAAAATGAATAAAGAATCAATAAATGGCGATAAATCATTAAGCAGATCCGAATGGGAAAACCTCACGAAGTATTCAGTTATGCACAAAGCCGAAGAAGATTTTATAAACCAGTTTTATAAAAAAATAAAAAGTACCCTATAAGAAAAACTTATGGAAATTGGCATTGTTTTTCAAAAAAGAGAAGATTTTTTAGATTTTTCGAGCAAATACATAACTAAAAATAGAGAAATAAGAGACCAAGATACGTATTCATTTGTCTTAAATTATGAAAATTATGAAAATTTCGTGTTACTGACTTGTACAGAATCGGTTGTATTTGACGCTGTAACCCCAGAACTAAGAGTAACTTTAAAATAAAAAAATGGCAAACAAATATAGACTAAACAATCTACTCAAAGAAATAGCAAAAGAGTATAAAAGTAATGCAGAAATGGCTAAAAAAATAGGAATTTCGACCCAATATTTTTCAGATATTGTTAATTGCCGAAACTCCTTATCATTAGAGCAATTTGAAATTTTCTTAGAAAAATTGGATAAGAAAATTGACAAAATAATTATTTACTAGGAATCCAAGCCTTTGAATACTTATGGTTTGCAATATCAAGTTTACTAAATACACCTTCTTGCAAAAGCAATTCAATTTCGCCTTTGTCTGCACCAATTTCTTTGGCAATTTTGGCGACCGGAAAATTAAATTTATGGTGTACTTTTGTAATTAATTCGTGCATTTTAAAGGCAACGTGATTGCCTTTTGCACGATTGATGCGTATTGTTAGCAGCATTCTTTCGGGTTCTGACAATTCCATAAGCACCACAGGAACCATGTAATTGAATTGCTTAATTACATCTTTGTCGTTTGTAGATAGCCAATACCGATGAAAACCGTCAATTATTTGCGTTTTTCCGTTGCTTTTTGTAGCTAAAATAGGTTGAATCCAACCGCTTTTAAGGAGCGAAAATTTGAGCAAATTCATTTCGGTATCTAAAACCACATTCGGGTTGTAGTCGTTGGCACTAAGTTGGCGAGCATCTACCCACCTGAAATTATCTATCGGGTTGTTATTCATATTTTATTAAATTTTCACTGTTTAAATTTACTTTTTGCATACTCAAATTGTGAAACCACTCATTACCAAAGTCAGTAGGCATAAGGTTTTCGCTATTAGAATAGTCATTTACTTGCTTTTTAATAGCACTGAAAAAATGATTAACAGACTTATATTCTATTGAAACATAGCCGTTTTTAACATTTTCTAAATGCTTAATCCACATCAAAGGTTTTGAAAACCTGCTATGCAGCTTCAAATGGCACTCAATACAAAGCGTATGGTAATGCCTATGGTCTGCATAATCCTCTTGATGTGCCATGTTTGTAGGCGACTGCAAACCACAAATTTCACAAGGTTTGTGTTTCCAGTCTTCAACTTCGCCTTTGGCAACTAAATACCTAAGTTTGTTGTAACTTTTTGTACGCTCATCGCCCGAAAATCCGTTATAATCTTTCATATTAAATTGGGTGGTGATTCAAAAAGTATGATAAAATAAAACTTTAACAATAAGGAAATTAGTGTAATTTTGTATCATGTTAAAAATAGAAATCACACTAAAATGTCCT